TGCCGAACTGCATGCGGATATACTCAGGGTATAGCCGTTTGATCGCCGCTTCTTCCTCTGCGCTTTGGGCGCGGGCCACGCGAATGCTCGCCTCGGCCATTGCATTGTAATCAATCGGCGCCGGTGCGGCTGGCACTGGCTGCGGCGCTGGTGATGATGATTTTCCACCCATATAATTATCCTCCTGTTTTCTTAATTAGTTTGTCCCAATCGTAGACGCGCGGCTCAAAGCTGCCCCTGCGGCACCATGCCGCGTATTGCTGCGGCCGAGTCGCCACGCGCATAAACTCCCGCACAGGGTTTGCGCGGCCAGCAGCAGCAGCCAGAGTGACGAACCAAGTGTTAGGCTCGCCGTCTTCAAAGCGTTCTTCCTCCGCGTTCCACCGCAGCTCCGAGGCCAGCAGAAAGACTTCCGGCGTGGCGTGGACTAAGCCGGACGACAGATGCTCGCCGACAAGCTCCCAGAAGTCTTGCGTCGAGTGGTTGTCCCACCATTGTTTTGCCTTTTGCCATGGGGTCATCGGAAGATAGAAGCCGTTACTGTAGGCGGATCATCTGGAACGCCGTCAGCGCCGCTTGTTGATCCAATACGGCAGTTTATGTTAAACGAACCAGCAGCCGGTGTTGTGAGGTGGCCGATAGTTACTCCAGAAGAGCCGCGAGCCGTGGTGACCGTCCCCTCATGCGTTGCCAATGCTATCGCATAATTTGCGTCTGGCATGGCCGTGGTGAAAGTAATCGTGTAATCGCCAACTCCATTACGAAGAACGCTTGCTACGTTGCCTGATCCGCGAAGAAGTCGGTTTGTATTAGCGGTTGACACGGCTCCAGTTGTGTCTTTCGTCCCATCAAAATTGACCCAAGCCCTGCACGCAAAAATCGGCGGCGAGTTGTCGGCGTTCAGCGCCTTTTTGACTTCACCAGCATTGGCGGCAAGGGAGAGCTTGGCGTCGGTGACGGCATCGTCGGCAATCCGCGCAATCGGTAAAGTGCCGGTGGTGAGCTTGCTGGCGTCAATGTCGCTGGCCAGCTTGGCGTTGGTCACGTTAGCATCCACAATCTTCGCCGTGCTGACACTGCCGTCCGCGATGGCGCTGGCGGTGCCGGTGAGGTTGCCGGTGAGGTTGCCGGTCACGTTTCCGGTCACGCTACCTGTCAACGCGGCCGTGATTGTTCCGGCTGAGAAATTTCCGCTGGCGTCCCGCGCCACAATGGCATTGGCCGTGTTGGCGTTGGTCGCTGTAGTTGCAGAGTTGGAGACTTTGCCAGCCGTGGAAATTGTGGCCAGCTTAGTGTCGGCAATGTCTGCCGAGGCGTTGATGTCTGCATTCACGATGGTGCCGTCTACCAAGTTGGCAGAGGCGACGGTGATAGCTGTGGGCAGGGCGCCGGTCGCCAGCTTACCGAGATCAATGGCTGCCGCACTCGCTACGTCCGCGTTGACGATGCTCAAGTTGTCAATGTTTGCCGAGGACACTGTCACGTTGGTCGGCAGCGCACCGGCGGCCAGCTTGGTCGTGGGCAGCGAGGCGTCGGCGATTCTGGCCGCAGGCAGCGTGCCGGTGGTGAGTTTGCTTGCATCAAGACCGCTGGCGACCTTGGCATTGGTGACTTCGCCATCGGCGAGGGTGACGGTCGGCGTGGCTGCCGAGTTGAGTTTCGTCGGGGTAACGGTTTCCCCGCTCGTCCATGTGTATCCTGCTGTTACTGTTGCCATGATTGTTCTCCTTATTGTTTAAGCTGCGTTGCGCGTTTCGGTCGGTGGGTTGCTTGGCCCTGCGGCTTCGATGCTGACGTTGCGGATCTCCGGTCGGTTGGCCGTGGTTAGAAATTCAAGCTCGCAATAGTGAGCCTTTTGCCGGATCGGCTGCTTGAGTGTGTAATCTTCGGATAGACCGCTAAGATTCGTCTGCCCCGGCACCAGCGTAATTTCCGAGTCGGGATTGGTCAGGCGCGCCTTGACGGTGATGCTGGCGGTATCCGGCAGCACCACATCCGAAAGCGAGCGAAGGAATCGCTTATTGTGCATGCTTCCCATGCCATAGCGGCGCGTGACTATGCGTCCAGACACGGTGCCGACATATCCGGTGATGGATGGGTCGGGCGCGTTGTCGCCAGCCTGCTCCTCGTTGAGCATCATAATGGTGCCCGCTTGGCTTGTTGCCATGACGCGGCGGCGACTGCCTGCGGTGACGATCAAGAGGTCATCAATGCCGAAGCCATAGTTGTCGCGGGTCTCCCACTGCTCATTGAGCGCCGACCAAATAAAGAGCCACGCGGCGGGGTTGACGCCCGCTGTCTGCGGAACCGAGAGCAAGTAGCGGTTGTCGTGCCAGACGCCGACAGCGTTTTCGGAGGCGGCCGGATCTAACTGCTCAAACTGGTCGGCAATCGGATCGCTTAGTGGCTTGGTGTCGCCGCGCAGTTGCAGGTCGAGGCGAGCGTCGAGGCGATAGACACCTGCGTCACTTAGGAAGAAAACATACTGACCGGCCACGGCAATCGTCTTGCGGGCGAGGCATCCGACCTCGTCGGTTAGCAGCTCCAGCTTGGAAAGTGGGGTGTCGATACTGAAGTCTGATCCGTCTGTGCTGGAGAATTGCGCCACGGTTGCCAGCCAGATCGACTTGCGCATGAAGACCAAGAATTTGCCTTCGACCCAAGGCTGCACGGCGACCAAGTAGTCGTTGCTGCCTTGATTGGCACGGAAGCTCTGCCAGAACGGATCGTAGACCTCGGGGTCCAGCCAGTCTGAAAGCAGAACGCCATCACGGCCGCTCGGAACTACCAAACGGTTGTTCGTATAGACCGCCCACGGCACTGAGGGCAGTGACTTGTAGGTGGAACCCGCTGATGGCACACCGGCAGGGCTGCGGACAAAGTCGGTCGATGGGTCGAGATCCCAGTAGAGAGGCGCCTTCACTCGGCGAACGGTGCGGCCGGTGGTAGTCGTGTCCTGTGCGGCGCCGCTTGGCACCGTAATCGTGAAAGTGTCCGTGGCCGCCGTGGCGATGTCGTATTCCACGCCATCGAAGGCGGCGACACTACTTCCCTCGATGCGCACGCGCATGTTGGCGCTGTAGCCATGCGCCGTGAGGTTGACCGTGGCCGTGGTTCCAGACACCGTGATGCCGCCGCTGGTGACACCCTTGGACTGCCAGCCTTCCTTGTTGGTGCTGGCCTCGCGCAGCAGGTAAAGCCGATTGAAGGCTTGCACCATACTGACCTTGTCCGTTGTCTCAATCGTCTCGCCCGCCGGATACGTCAGCGTGTCGGGCAAAAGGGTGGACAAAATTTCTTCGCCAGCGTTGGTCACGATCTCCTCGTCAGGATTGACGCCATCCGTTGCCAAGATCGGTCCGCTGCCCCACTGGGCGCTAAACCCGCTGCCGTCATCGAAGATTTGCAGATACGCTTCGGCGGGCGCGGCCAGCACCACCAGCTCAAAGCTGTTCACTGCATCGGGCGAGCGGACTACCGCCGAGGCAAACACGCCGCCATCGTATATGGATTTGACCACCGGATCTCCGGTGCCCTCGCTCACGGCCAAGTTGAACGGAACGGTGAGCGGCGCATTGGCCGGTGCCACGCCGCTGGCCATCCGTTTGGCGCCCCGCCGAGTGCTCGCCACGCCGCGATCCAAGCGCATGTTCTCCGAGGCTTGCAGCAGACCGGCTGGAAGTGTGATCGGATTCAAGCGAGAGGCAAAGCCGACAAAACCGGCGTCGCCATCGCGCTGCACTGGACTCTCAAGGGGCATAGCTACTTTTTGGCCTCCTCCACCGCTTGCTCAAAAACCTCCTTGGGAACCACCAGATCAATCGTTGCCATCATGTCGTTCAGCCTTCCGGCGGCAAACTCCATCAGCATCCGGTTCCCGCTCACGCGGGCGGCGGCGTAGGCTTCGATGAGTTCGGCGAGTTGTTGTTTCATTGTGCGGCTTCTAAGGTTTCCACTTTGGCGGCGAGTTCTTGCACTGCCTTAACGAGTATGGGCACCAGCACGCTGTATTTGATCGACTTCAGACCGTCTTGGTCCTCGGAAATGAGCTTCGGCCAAATCGCTTCCAGCTCTTGTGCGACCATGCCAATCTGCTTGTTATCGGGGTCGCCGATGCGATTGAAGTTGACGACGCGGACTTGCTTCAGCGCGTCGAGCTTCGGCGTAGCGTCTTCGATGTTTTCTTTGATCGAAGCATCGGACAGCGCACCGTAGCTGTTGTTGAAGTTTAGAGCATTGCCATCCGCCTGCACTCGGAACACGTTGCGGTTGGTTGCGACCCAGTCGGAATGGTAGTCAATAATGCCGTTCGCGGCCAGTGTCGCGTTGCTGTAAAGAACGTGGTATCCGGTGCTCGTCCACGATGCACCGCCAACCGTCGTGTTGATGCTGGCTCCGGTTGAGTTAAATGAAACGTCGCCGTTGGCATGAACCCGCACCCGCTCCGTGTTGTTCGTCCCAAATGACAATGCAAAGTTGCCGGTGTTGGTGATCGAGCGGTTGGCTCCACTGACGGTGATGTTGTTGGCGCCCAAGGAGGCAACTTCGGCCTTTAGCTCGGTGACGGTTGCGCGTTTGGTTACGCCGGATTGTTGGACGATGATTTCGTCGGAAGCTCCGACAGTCGTGGCGTCTGGTAGTTGGGTGATTGTTTTGGCCATGTTAGGCGATGTCCTTTCTTGGGTGTGTTAAAACGTAGCTGACGGTTTTGGCGTTGTTGCGTTTCATCTCGGACTCAACGAGGGAGATGAAGGCGGGCCACTGGGCGGGCGGCAGGGTCTGGCATCCTTCGCTGTTGGTGCGGGTGATTCCGCCGCGATGGATGTTGATGCCGAAGAAGCCGGTCTCCTCCTTGCCGCCGTCGCGCTGGACGGTGACTGCATCGCCCTGCACCAGAGCTTTGTAAGGGTTGCCGCTCCGAATGCCGTGCTTGCCCAGTCGGTAGCGGTAGACGCCTGACTTGAGGGATGCGTAGCCTTTGCCGATCTTTGGGTTGATGCCGTAGCGGGCCGGATCGACGTTGGCGTTGAAGGCAACGTGCGCGTTGGGCGAGACAAGGATGATGGCATCGTCATAGATTCCGCGATCCTGCTTGCCCTTGGCGCCCATCGAGTCGCGGTAATAGCCACGAATGCCGACCAGACACACCGGATCGCTGACGTTGGCAGCCTTGAGCTGCTTCAGCGTCTCGTCGCGCTTTTGTTGTGGTCGGCTCTTGGGGATCACTTGGTTGGCTCTTTGACAGTCTTGTGGTCGAACGTGACGGTGGCTTGTTGCTTAATGAAGTCGTAGCCCAGCGTGACGCACCCAGCCGCAAGAGCAGCCCAAGACGCGGCGAGGATCGCAACTGCAATGAGTTTTGTGACGCGGGCGTGGCTCATGGAGTCAGAGGCGGGCGTTGTTGTCTTTGGCCATGACCAAGCCCCAACCGGCGAGCAGGCTCGCGGCGATGAGGCCGAGGTCGGGGATGCTGCCGTTGGCGAGGAACTCGCGGCCAGCGGTCGAGAGCGAGGCGATGATGGTGAGGATTCCGAGCAGGGTTGTTTTGTAGTTACGCATATTATTTTTGCTTCTGTTTCTTTCTTAGGTCGTGAAGGACCGAAATTAGGGTGACGATGCCGACCGCGAGGCCGACACACAGACCAGCGACTCGCAGGGTTGTTTCTAGGTGAGGGAGCATTGAGAAGACGCTTGAGCCGATGCTAGTAACCGTTCCAAGCACACCTTTCTCGGTGGTGCTCATGTTATGATGAAAATACGACAGGCTCATCGTCCGGCTCCTCACTATTTGCGGTAGGCAATCACCGTGCCGCTGTGCAGCTTGATGGCACTGAAGAAGCCGTCGAGGGTCGTGCCTGCTTTGATGAGCGCGGCGCTGGCCTCGGTGGCGTTGGCGGCGCCGGTGAGGTTGCCGGTCAGCGTGTGGAACTTTGTATCGGTCATCACGTCGATGGAGACGATGTCAGCGGTGACGGTGTT